GTCCACTCGCAAGCCGTCAGGCTGAGAACCGCCTTCTGAGGGGCCTTCTTCTTCGTCTTCCTCACCGTAGTAGCCTAAGTAGTCTTCATGGCTCTCAGCGGGCATATAAACGGCTTGTCCATCGTAGGTAGAGACGTGAGTAGCACCACCGAAACCCATGTCCATGCTACGAGCGCGGGCCTCACCCTCTGTCGTAAAGATGTCATTGGCATATTGTGCCTTGCTGACGACAGACTTACGGAGTGTAGAGACCTTGTGGCCTACCATCTGACCTGTGGGCTTACCCTTGTCGTCTACGATCTCAATACGGGCAGCAGGTTCTTCCTTGGACCCAGTGATCTTTACGGGGATGTTAGGGACATTACCTTCACGGATAATCTCACGAACGATACCCCTAGCGGTTCCACCAGATGAGTTCCAAGAGACGCGGGTTCCAACTTTCATGGTTGATCCTATCTTAAATTACTTTAGCCAAGTAGCCTTGGAAGCTGGTGAACACGACAAGATTGTTATCTGAAGTCTCAACCCTAACTCTAAGGTCAGCGTTCTTGGGGATAATAACAGCGGGGTCTAGGTTAATGGTCCAAGGTCCAGCATTAGTAGCTGAGATACTTGCGACTTGCCTAAAGACCTTGCCAGCTTCCCTGATTTCAAGGTAGAAGTCGGCAGCACCGCCTTGCTTAAGACTTACAGACCCGAACCCCCCAGTGAGAATATAGTAATCTGTGTCGCTGAAGGTTGTCGCAGCCTTGGAGGACTCTTGTAGGCCCAAGGGAATGTCGATGTGTATCTTACTAGTGTCTACAGGTACGCCTAGCGAAAGGGCTGTATTCTCATAAACAACTACACGACCAAGAAGAAGTGTGCCACTGTTGTTGTAGGCCATGGACACTCTAGCCAGTGGGATTGGCAGTGCCACCCTAGTCTGACCATTGAGGTTTACGGTGAAGGAGACGAAGGTAAACTTCTGGTCTTGGCCTGTGCCAGTGACTGTGTGACCTTCAATGTAGATTTCCTCTAGGTCAATAACAGAACTTGAGGAGATACTGTCGATGGCGTTAGTGGAAATATAAGTCTCGTTACCACCGACAGTCCAAACAGTTTGCAGAGAACCTGTAGTTAGCGTAGCAGACTTACCAAACTTGACAAGAGACTTGGCTTTAAGGTTGATAGAGACTTCTTCGCCAAACTGCTGGTAAATCTCTCGTTCAGCCTGAACCAACCTAGCGTCAGGGACTTCATAGTTACGTCTATCCCAAGTTGGCATACCCCCGACTCCTTACTCTGCTTCTTCAGGTGGTGAGTTTGATTGAACACCCACTTCAGGATCATAGTCCAACTCAGCAATGTCCATAAGGTCTTGAATGACCTCAGGGTGTGTGCTGACGTTAATACCTGCGCCGTTAAGGTTACGAAGGAACGAGGCAATCTCACGAAGATCGTGTGGTGCAACATCACCAGCGACAATGGTAGGCATCAGATCATAGTTCAGACCGTTCAACTCCCACAGACGCTCTACCAACTGCTTGTTGAGAACATCTACGATTGCTTGGATGTAGCTCTCAAGCGCACGGAGGAACAGGTCTGTCTTCGACTTGGACAAGGCGTAAGAACCACCTGATGTGCCAAGAAGAAGAAACTCAGACAGCATAGAACGAGCGATGTCATGCTGATAACGATTAATGATGGGATTAATGTCAATGTTCCGGCTCCCGTTAGACGACATGAGTTCGATGTCTACCAAGCGGACGTTACTAGGCGCACCATCCTTATCAGGGTATGCGTCACTTGGGAGGATGATGTAGCCCTGTTCGTTGAACTTTACATCACGCAGGATTTGCTGTAGGTTACTAACGAAACCAGCTTGTGCAGCGGAAGCGTCACCTGACAGATACTCCGAGGGAATACGGGCAACTGGGATACCAGCAAGTTCACGCTCAACAGCGATAGCCTCAATGGCCTGTAGGTTGTTCAGGTACTCGTAGGACGTATAAGCATTACGCAGGATGGAACGACCAGAGGGGTCACCATTCAAGCTGGTAGTGCGGTAGTACAGGGACTTGTTAGTGGGGATGTAGTTGCGGCCATTCATAAAGCCTACGTCTTGTTGGACACCCAGCACATCACCAGTCTTCGTGTCCACATCAAACTTGCTGATAGTCCAAGGCGCACGAGAGGCAATCTTACGAACACCGATACGACCATCAGTGAACTTAGAACGCTTCTTGTCGCTACGGCTAGTGGGGCCAACTCTACGCTTGTAGACGACCTCGAACCAACCGAACCCATACGACAGAAAACCTAGTGCCTCAGCGATGTGGTCATCAAGTGTGTGGTCCATGTCATGCAGGACACTCTCGACGAACTCTTTCTCGACTTGGGCAGCAGGTGTGTCGTTAGCAGCTTTAACGTGAAGGTCAACATCACGAAGGATTTGCTCAACGGCGTACATAACTGCACCCACCGTAGAATCATTATCACGCATCTCACGATACTTACGGATAGCCTTCTTACCACGAAGTTCAGGGAGGAACTCGTCAGCACGGATTTGACCATTGTAAGTGTTATCGCCAGCAACACCAAGGGTAGACTTGGCAGCAGCTTCAGAGAGTTTGTTTACCATGACTACGCATTTCTTTCATGTTTATCTGGACAAGCCCTTGTTGCTGCTATACACAAGAGATAATTTAGGTTTTGTGTAACCGTTCAAGGAAAGGTCAGTGATTGCCCACACAAGAGCGTCAAGACGGTCAGGAGAGCCAATAGAACCCAGTGGCTCCCATGTTCTCATCTGCGTCTCAAGCTCGTTCAGGTTAGCCCCGTTGACAGGGTTAGCGACATGCTTGACAAGACCACGCTCATAGAGAGCTGAGATAGGTTCAGCACGGGCATACTTACCACGAGAGGCTCTAACAGCTTTGTAGGGGACGGTCTCATCTTCACCATGAATAGTGGTTCTGACCATGTCACCACCTTGGTTGACCTCAGCCACGATACGGTCAGCTTGGAACTGATGGTAAAGCTCAATGGCCTTCATAGCCCAACCCTGTGGTGAAAGCCTGTCGGTATAGTCACCAAGGACATAAGCGACACCATTCACATCAATACCTGCAACAACAATACCCGTCATGTCACTCTCAGCATTAGAGGTAACAGCGGGGTCAAGTGCAACGACAATACGGGTGAGGTCAGGGACATCCTCTAGCTTAACTGAGGCATCGTCCAGCATGGCTGTGGTCCACAGAGCGCCTTGGGCTTCCTCTAGGACTTCAGCATAAAGCTCTTGCCTACCCAGTCTAGTTCCCTCATACTGTTCCTTAACAGCAGTCAGGTAAGTTCCAGCTAGGTTAGCAGAGTTATCAAAGGTAGAACCTGTCGTAACGACAGTCTTAGGGTCTTTAAGTATCTGTCTGATTAGTTTAGTAGGCTTGGGGGTCGTAGTGACCATAATACGGGGATGTTTACCGAGACGCATACAAAACTGTAGCATCTGCCAAGTATCCATGTCCTTATTCCAAGCAGCAGTCTCATCACACCAAGCTAACTCGAACTGGGGTCCACGAAGACGCTCAGGTTCCTCAGCAGAGAAGAACTGTACTTGCGCACCATTCTCCCATGTGAGTGTCCGCTTAGTAGGAGACCATTCAGGGAAACCCATCTTCTTGCCAGCGTAGGTCTTATCACCCTTCCAGCAGACTGACAGGAAACCACTCTCACCCTTAACCATAACTCGTTCGATGTCAGAGTTAGTAGAAGCGACAGCAGCGATACGTTTAGCACCACGCTTGACGTTCTCTCTTACCCACTCGACACCTGACCTAGTCTTACCGAAACCACGACCAGCATTGATAAACCAAGTATTCCAGTCTTTCCCCTCAGGCTCTAGCTGGTTGTCCCTAGCCCAGAAGCTCCAGTCATGCTTAAGCTCTTCAGTCTTGATCGGACCTAGCTCTTCAAATAGTTGCTTGACTTTAGTGGCTGGTAACTGACGTAGGGTGTCAGCGGTTATCTTCCTCTGGGGTCTCATCGGGATTAATTCCTAGCAAGGTCAAGAGTGTGTCGGCTGCACTCTCGTCAAGGTCTGGGTCAGTCTCTTGCTCAACCTCAATGTTAGTGGAAGTAGGTGACCAACCAGCCTTGGAACGTAGGAAGAGTTCAGCAGCCCACTGAGTTGACTTGTTCTCCATGTCGCCAGTAACTGCATGGTCAATCACACGCTTACCAACCAGACCATTGATCCTAGCTCTCTCACGCTCAATCACATCACCATAGGTCTTGTACATGGTAGATAGAGAACGTGGGGCATAGGTAAGGTGCTGCATGGACGACAGCATCTGTCTGATAGCGACACCACCCTGAATACACTCAAGGATATGCTTCTCAACGTGCTTACAGTAGGGGAGCTTCTCTGCCATGTGACTAAGGTTCCTGCCTTTGGTTCCAGCGCCTAATGAGTCTGCTCAGCTTACGCCTGCGCCTACGGCACTTCTACTTTATTAACGACAAGTAATCTGTAACTTAAGTGGGTAGAACAGATTCTACTTTGTAACTGATCCCTCTCGTAAGCTATCAGCAAGACCCTTACGACAAACTAAATTGGTTGCATACGTCTTGGTTACTTACTAGAGGGAAACTGTTTAGAGAGACAACACTAGGAGACCCTAACTTAAGTTATAACCTAAGTCATCATCTCTACTAGTTATACTACTTAGTAGCAGTAACTATCGTTATAACTTAAGTTACCGTCTCTCTCTCAATATACTATAAGTTCATTTTCAGACTTTTGTAACACTCAAAACGTAACTTTTTTCTATGAATCGTACAAGTCACTGATAACTAAAGAAAGAATTATTTAGGAATCTACATCTTTTTTTGTCGTGTGTTGCACAAATGTCACAACATTGGCTTGGAACATTGCTCGGTGTAGTGTGGTAAAAATGTCACAGTTGTCTTCTGGGTAGCCCAAAACCAAATTTCTTCTTTTGGATTCATGTGGGGATACCCGACCACCCCGAATCACCTGCGTATAAAACCAAGGGTCCCACCCCATGTCAACCCCCTAATACAAAATGTAACGTAATGTGAGCACGAAGTGCGACGCCCTTTAGGGCTAGGAGCAAGGGGATAGAGTGTGACGTTAATGCAACACATTAAGATTAAATGGGGTTGATCGAATGTTTTTAGTTGACCGAGAGAGGCGATTTGGCCTCACCCACTGACATGATTCGCACCCTAGTTATTGAACGCTTGTTCACTTAATACTTAGCAAGTTAGCTAACTAACATATTGATACGGTATCATAATGCCCCATGCCATGACGCTTGATATGACGACACTACAGACCTATCGAAACAGTTAGGCGGTTACCCTAGCTTAAGCCTATGTAACCGCCCTGTAGCGTCCCTATCGCTTGTTTCCATTCGTGCGCTACGCTGCGTCGGTTGTTGTTGATGAATAGTAATTTACATCACTAGGGCTTGGCG